TGATCGTTCTCTCTGCCACGTCCAGCTCGGCGGCTAACTGCTTCTGACTGAGGCCGGCGCGTGCGCGTAGGTCGCGCAGCACGTAGCACATGGGATCTGGTTCGTTCATCCAACAACGATAGCGGGGCTATCCCCCATTTTGGGGACGAGTGCAATTTATTTTGCAAACTACCTTGCTTGCGGCAAACTTGTTTGCTACATTAATCCCAAGCGCTGAGTGGTTCGGCGCCAAAAGGATGTGAAGTGAACAGCATCACCCTAGTTCCCAAGGCGAAGCCGGCCCCTCTGCCCGAAGTGGAAGCGCAAGAGATGGCGCAAGACCTGGAAGGCTTGCTGGTCGATGAGCTGCCCGGATCGGTCGGAGAAGCGATCTTCGAGCAGGCGGTCAAGGACTCGAACTTCGGGGAGCTTTCGTAATGGCCGCCGCGCATACGCCGGGGCCTTTCTTCGCAGTCGAAGGCGGCAGCACAACGAAGTACGTCGATGACGCCTTCGGCCTGGAAGGCGGGCGCGACTACTACCTCGCCGAACTTCGCCACGGCGACCCCGACGAATTGGAGGCAAACGCGAACCTATTCGCCGCGTCGGCCGAACTGCTGACCGCCGCAAGGGCTGCGTTCAAGTTGCTTGACAGCGTGGCATTCGTCACGAAGGAAGGCGACACGGACAAGCCGCTGCGCTTGCTGCGCGCCGCCATCGCAAAGGCCACCGGAGCCGCCACATGACCGCCCTCATCGAAGCCGCCTACGCCGGTCTTCTCGCCATCGCCTGCGCCGCTGTGGTGGTTGCAGCCCTTCTCTATGCATTCGGAGCCCTCTGGTGAACAAACAACTTCGCTTCCGCCTGGCCGTGCCGGTGCCCAAGCCGATCGGCGGCCTCCTTGATCCGCGCTTCGTGTACGTCAAAGCCGATCACACCGACATCCGCGCCACCTTCGCCCGCATCCGCGCCGAGCAACCGCTTCCACTGAAAGGCAAATGATGGAAACCGAGTTCATGCCGCTCGCCGGCCCACGTCAGCGCCCCGGCCACTGGGCAGATCGCCCCGCCGTAGATACCCGCGTAAGCCGTGCGGAGCAAGACGACCAGATGCCATCGGTCGGCGCTCCCGATACGTGGCTGGTTGTCCTGCTGTGTCTCTCCCCCATCTTGACCATCGGATTCGTTTCGCTGGTCGCCCTTCTCTCTCGTTAAGGAGCCCATCATGGCAACGTACAAAGTCAAAGGCTACATCACCGCGACGAAGTTCGCATGGGAAAACCTCCCCTCGTTCAGCTTTCAAACCTGGATGCCCAGCGAAGACGACGAGGAAACCATCGCCGTCCGCGAGCACATCTTCGAGGTCGAGATCGAAGACGACTTCGACATGCGCCCCCTCCAGGTCAAGCAACTGGAGGAGGCCAAGCGGATGGCTCAAGCCGCGTTCGCCGCCAAGGTGAAGGAACTCGACGACCGGATCGCGAGCCTCCTGGCGCTCGAAGCCCCGCCCGTGACCGTTGGCGTGTTCGACGAGGTGTTCTGATGTCCGCCGTAATCGAAATGCCGCGCGGCGCCATCGTGCCCGCAGCGAGCCCCGCCTCCGTCGTCCTCACGCACGCCAAGACCGTGCAGGAGGTCATGAAGTCGGTCATGAAGTCGAACGTCCACTATGGGACGATCCCCGGCGCAGGCGACAAGCCGACCCTTCTGAAGTCGGGCGCCGAGGTGCTGTGCATGACGTTCCGCATCGCCGACAAGTACGAGGTGACCGACCTGTCGGGGCCTGGCTCGATCCGCTACCGGGTGACGTGCATCGCCGAGCACCAGCAGACGGGCGAGATCCTCGGCTCCGGGTTGGGCGAGTGCTCGACCGATGAGGAGAAGTACCGCTGGCGGAAGGCTGTCTGCAAGGAGGAGTTCGAAGCCACGTCGCCCGACATGCGCCGCACGAAGTTCGGCCGGAAGCAAGGCGGCCACTACACCGTTGAGCAGGTCCGCACTGAGCCGGCAGACCTGGCGAACACCGTCCTGAAGATGGCGTGCAAGCGCGCCAAGATCGCGATGGTGCTGAACGTCACCGCCGCCTCGGACATGTTCAGCCAAGACCTCGAAGACCTGGACGCCGAGCTGGTGCGCCACCTGGCCGAGGACGAGCGCGAAGGCCAGATGCAGACCGTTCGCGATGACTGGCTTTCGAGGGTCGCCGCAGCAGCCACGGAGGACGCCCTTCGCGCGGTCATGAAGGATGGCGTGAAGGTGTTCCAGTCCGCCCGCGACAAGGACGGGTATGCAGGGTTCGCCAAGGCTGTGCAAGCGCGCGGCGCCGAACTGAAGGGAGCCGCATCGTGAAGCAAATCAAGTTCCGCTGCAGCTCCATCGGCAAGCTGATGACCGAACCGAAGACCCTGAAAGAAGGCCCGCTGTCGGTGGGCGCCAAGACCTACATCCGAGAACTGGCCGCCCAGGAGATTTTCGGCGTCGATTTCGTGGTGTCGTCCAAGGCCATGGAGAAGGGCATTGTGTGCGAGCCGGACTCCATCGACCTGTTCAACCGGGTGCGCGGCCTGTCGCTGGTCAAGAACGCCGAGCGCCGCTCGAACGAATTCCTGACGGGCGAATGCGACCTGTTCAACGATGAGGCCCGCCGCGGCCACGACATCAAGACCTCTTGGTCGGTTGCCACGTTCCCCATCTCCACGGTCGATTGCGAAGACAAACTGTACGAGTGGCAGATGCGCGGATACATGGCCCTATGGGATGCGGCCGAGTGGGAGGTGAACTACTGCCTTGTGGACACGCCCGACAAGCTGATCGGCTTCGAGCCCCTGCCGCTGCATGTGGTCAGCCACATCCCGGAAAACATGCGGCTCACGACCTGGTGCATCCAGCGCGACCCGGCGAAGGAGGCCGCGATGTACCAGAAGGTGATGCACGCGCGCGAGTACTTCGCCGAGGTGGTCGAGCAGTTCGACCAGACGCACCGCGAACTGGAGACAGCATGAGCGCCCGCAACCCCATCGAGGACGACGAGCCCGAGGAACTGCTTTGCATCGGATGCAACGGCTCGGGTGAAGGCCACTACGACGGAAGCCGGTGCTCGTCCTGCGACGGCTCGGGTGTCGAGGGAAGCCTTGAACGCCGCCGCGAAGCCGAGGAAGAAAGAGCTGAGTACCTCGCCGAGCAGCGCCGGGATGACGCGCTGTGCCATCGGTACTACGACGGCACCTGATCTGCCACCTTATAGGAAGAGAACATGAACGAACAACATACTACCGGCCCGTGGCGCTGGGAGATCAATGAAAAGCACAAGCATGTGCATCTCGTGGGCGGCCGTCCGCAATACGACCTGACCATCATTGAGCCGATCCGCTGGGGCATGGGCAACGCCACGTTCCACATCCGCGACACCGCGCACGACGGCCTAAACCTCATGCACAAGCTGCACAAGCTGCACGAGCGCCGCGACTGGATTGCGCCGTTCGCCGGCCGCGACCATCACAAGCACTGGTGCGCTGACGTTGTGCATCCGGACATGCGCCTGATCGCCGCCGCGCCCTGCCTGCTGGCCGCGTTGAGCGAATTTGTTGATGAGCATGCATCGCACACGCTGACTGAAACGGAGCGCCTCGCCAAAGCCCGCGCAGCCATTGCCCGTGCCCTCCCCCAAGGAGCCCCGGATGCATGAAGAACAAGAGCGCGCAGCGTTTGAAGCGTGGATCAAAACGAATGATGGACACCCGTTCGCAGGCCAGTATGCGACGCTCATGTGGAAGGCATGGAAAGCCCGTGCCTCCCTTGCCAAGCCTCAGCCAGTAGGAGTGACGGCCTTCGATGAAGCGGTAGCCGCAGAACTTCCGCTAGTCAGCGAGGCGCCGTACAACAGCCGCGAAATCTGCCAATGGTTTTCGGAGCGAGTGCGCGCCCGTCTCGCCACTCTTTCCGCTCCCGCAGCCCAACCGGACCCAGGGATTACAGAAGCGGAATGCCTCGCTGCTGAACTGGCTTGGGAAGCAAATTTCGGCTTGGACGAGCCAGCGCAGGCAGCAGCGGTGCCCGAGGCAGTGGAGCCGTCCGAATACTTGCGCGGCTACATGGAAGGCAAGAGGGAGGCCGCACCACCTGCAGG